GAGAACTGCGACTTGCACCCCGCCGCCCGTCGCGCTAGACGAACCGCCACGGACGGTTGGCCGAGTGGTCGAAGGCGCACGCCTGGAAAGTGTGTAGGCGGGGAACCGTCTCGAGGGTTCGAATCCCTCACCGTCCGCCACCATCTCTCCAACCATATGATATTCCTCATCTATTTTGATGTTTTCCACCCCTGTCCGGGATGTTTTCCACTGTTCCGGTCATGTTCTGTTCCCAAGACTGCCCGCCTGCGATCCGCTGATTTGGTATAGTGGTCCACTTCCTTAAGCGTTTCATGCCCCGTCCATGCGGCGATCTGGTGAGCTGTCGCTCCGCCATCAGCCAACTCGGCGGCGAGGCTTTTCCGAAGGCCATGCGCTGACTTTTTGAACCCCGCCGCGATGGCTGCTTCTCGGATCATGGTGCCTAATGCTTTCTCAGATCTGGCACGACCCTTGGCATCCAGGAACGTCATCTGCCCGATAAGGGCGCGAAGAGCCTCATGCATCATATCCCGGTCAGCGCCGAGATGTGCTGCGAAGTCCGGCAATGGGCACGTCCATGGGACATATGCCATCCCACCGGTCTTTTGTTGCCGGTAAGCTAGTACACCATCGCGAGCAACCATGCCGGGGCCTAGTCTCACGGCATCGCTGATCCGCGCTCCGGTGAACCGCAGAAGCTCCATTGCAGCTCGCGTTGCGGAGCCGATAGGCCAACGCCTCCGGAAAGCTTCGATTTCAGCCAGAGTCCAAGGCGGGTGGCCTTCGGTCTTTTTCCAACGCGGCATGGCGACATCCAGCGCCTCGTTGCGCTCAAGCAAATTGATTTCGACTCCATGCGCACAAAGAAAGCGCCATGTTCTCAGTCTGTGGCCCTCAGCATTGGCTTTCGGTAGGTTTGCCCGGATGTGTTTCGCCCGCAGCCCGCGAGCGGGCAGTTTTCCAAACTCGGCCACCAACTCATCACAGTGACGCTTGAACATTGCCCGTGTGGCGGGTTTGGAATCATGAAACTTTCTGGATTTCAGTGCAGAGCGGACGAGAGCCGCAAATGAGCCGGCAGATACAGGAGCTTTCTCCGGAACGATCCTCTTAGCATCAGCATAGGCTCGCAGGAAATCCGGGTGATCCATCGGCAGATCCGGAAGGCGTACAAGCGGACAGCCCTTTGCCCGGAAATACCGATAGGCCTTTCCTCTTCTCACAACGGTTTTGATGCCGACGAGGGTCACGACCCCGTTGCCTTGTCCCATGCGTCTACCTCGCTTTCGGTGGACGGTATCGGCGCGGCGTCCACGCTTGCAAGGATTATGACGCTGCCGTCGCGCAGCACGCGACACCCCTCGACTGGCAGTCCCGCCGCGCGCATCCCCTCAATGGTCCTTCTGATCGCGGCTGGCGTCGGTCTCGGTGCCCCCATCCCTATGCCTCCTTCTCCTGCAACGTTGGGCGCAACGCATCCGGCGCAGGAGAACCTATAATCGGGCACTTCCCCGCATCGGCCATGTCGATCACATATTGGAGCGAGGCTATGGCTACCTCGCCCACGTCAGGGTAGCGCAGCAGGTTTTTCCGTCCAATGTCAGCCACTTGCCCGAGCGTCATTTCTTTCCATGCTCCGCGTCTAAACGGTTGCGGCTTATCCTCGGCACGTATGGTCGTGGACAGCCGCCTCAGGACGCCCGCGCTACGCCCGATGTGGCTCCGCAGCGCCATCCAGTCGATATCCGTCATGCGGATTTCACGCCAGTCACTCATCCCCGCCTCCCTGTCCGGTGCGGCGGTTCCACCCATCTCGCAGCGCCTCATAGCTATCATGCTCACAGTTTGGCATGATGCAGTCCACGGTTTGGCACTCGGTATAGAACCGTCCACTGGACGCGGGGCTGTAGTCGTCGCAATTGACGAAAACTGGCTGCCCACACAGCGGACACGGCAGAAACTCGCTCTTCCATGCCATCACCCCCTTCTCCCCCGTGCTGGACAGGGCGATGCGGGCGCGAATGAGCTTGTCAACCAGGTCCGCAGACAGATATTCCAAGTCGAAAACGTCGTGATCCACGATCTCCAGCAGCGCCTCCCGCAGCCTCCGGTTTTCCTCGGCCAGCGCGGTGATGGCGCCGGCTGCGCGATGGGTCAGGCGACCTGTGGCTGTTCTTGCATCGTATGCCAGCAAGAGCTCCACCAGTTCCCGCGTGTCGGTCATTGATTCCCCCCCGCATCACGATCCCAATACTGCATATCGTCGTATATAATATCCCAAGCTGCTACGGTATCCCATGCGTAATCGCCAGACCCAAACTCAATCCCCTGAATTTTCAGAAGATCAATTGCATAACTGATCGCGTCAGATTTTTCGAAATCTGCTTTAGCTATAAGTCTTCTCACCATCGCCTCTACGAATTTAGACAGCGACCATCCGTTGGATGCTTTACGTATTTTAGCATAGATTGGAATTTGATGGAAATATTCAGCGCCGTTTACACTGATCGCACGATTGCCCTTGCTGTATTTTACGGGCCTTTCTGGGAGCTTTTCATAACATCGACCACACAGCCAATATCCGTCGATAATATCGCCATGGGGGTGTAGGCACGGGGTCTGTGTCATTTCAGCGTCTCCATTTCAGCGAGGATGGATTTGCAAAATGAGGTCAGTGGGGCATGATAATTCATTGCAAAGTCCGTGTTGTTGATCCGATCCATTATTTTGTCGACCGCCCGCTGCATTCCCTCCAGCGCCTTCTCGCGGCCATAGGCTTCAAGGGCGGTTTCGGCTTTCTCAGCGCGTTTGATCGCTTCCGCCAGTGCCCCGCAAACCGTATCGTGGGCCTTGGTCAGCCGCTCGATCTCGGCGCGGGCTGCTGCGAGGTCAGCCTTCGTCTGGCGCAGTTCTTTTTGCATCGGAATGAAGTCGGTGAACCTAGCCATCACTCCTCTCCTTTCAGGGCGCGCAGGGCGGCGTCGAAATCGGAAAATACCCCGGCGACGCTGCGCTTGAGGTCGCGCCCGTCTCCCCGCCATGCAGCATCCGCAATCATTTCGAGGCGGTTCCGCGCCATATTCGCCGCCTCTATCACCGCCGCGACCGTCTCGCTGGGCTGGGGCGGGTGGGCGCCACAGACGGCGCACGGGATATTCGGGTGCTTGGGGTTGTCCTCACAGGCAGCGCAGGCAGGCACCGCCTCTTGCGCGGTCGGGGTTGCGGCCGGTTGTAAGTAGAGGAAAATATCTTCTGGACGTCCGTTTTCCCGGACGAATTCCGAAATTTCATCGTCAGTCATCAACTGCTGTTCGTCCTGTGGGGCTGGCGTCAGGGCGGCTTCCGCGTTATCCCAGTTGACCACAAGAGTAGACGCAACAACCCCGTGCTCGGCGGCATCAGCCATAGCCCGACCGGCTTTAATCAGCGCCCGCACCTGCTGGCCCGAGGCGCAGAGGTCGGAGCGGACATAGGCTGCCTCACAGTCCTTCATCACCTCATAGGGATTAGCTTCAACCCAAGTGAGGTTGTCCTGATCTGCCCAGATCAATTCAGGCGCATCAGTCATCGCTGCCTCCTTCGGCTTCGGGGGTGGTTGGAGGCGCAGGCAAGGGGCGCCAGTGCGTGGGCTGCCCCACATTGCACGGCTCTCCCTCCTCCGAATATGCGGCGCTGTGCGGCCATAGACCTGTCTGCTCGCAGAACCATGCTTCGGTAATCTTCTCAAAATCAGGAACATAGACCATAACGGTGGTACCGTCCTTCGGCGCGCTGCTGATCGGCTGCCACGCCTCTGCCTTGCGGTGGGCGAGGACCAAGTCGCCAGACACAACCGCGTTCAGGATCGTGGCGATGTGCTGGTCAATATCAGGAGCCTGATCCCCCGCGTCGCTGAAATCCTCCACGCACCAGGGCGCCATTGCTGGCGTCGCGTCCTTGATCGCCGCGATGGCGCGCTCCAGGTCGGCCGTGTCGATGGGGGTCATGCCGCGAATTGTCTTGCTCATATGGCGCTCCTTCTGCGCTAGGGCGGGGTCAGGCCATGCCGAGGGCGGACTTGTAGAGTTCGAGAATCGCTGCTTCCTCGGCCACCTGGTCCTTGTCCTTCCGGCGCAGGGAGACGATCTGGCGCAAAGCGGGGCCGTCATATCCGCGGCCCTTTGCCTCGGCGTAGACCTCTTTGATCTGCTCAGTGATGTCCTTCTTTTCGCTTTCCAGCTGCTCGATCCGCTCCACGAACTGGCGCAGTTCGTCGGCGGCGACGGTATAGGTGTCGTTGTCCTGCATGGTCGTCTCCTGTTTCGAAAAGTCCCGGCTGGCGATGGCGAACCGGCCAGCCGGGGAGTTGGCCGCGCCCGGCGATGGGAGCGCGGCGGGCAGGGATCAGGCGCGCAGGCGGGCGATCATCGCCTCGACGGCGCCGGAGTCCTTGGCGCGCAGGCCGTCGATCTGCTCGGCATAGGTTTCCAGCACGGCGTCGAGGTCTGCGCCGGCATCCAGTTCGGCTGCCAGCAGGCTTTCGATCCGGTCCAGATCCGACGCGCGCAGTTCTGCCAGGCGGTCGGCATAGGCGCGGCGGGCCTGATCCTTGTCTGCGTCTGGAAGCTTGCCGCAGTCTGCGCCGACTTCGTTCAGCGCAGCTTCGGTCGCGGCGGCGCCGATTTTTTCAAGCACCTCGTTCAGTGACGGCCCCTCGGCCTTGGCCTTCTTCGCCGACACTTTCGCCCGGACTTTTTCAGCGGTGCTGACTGGGGCGTCATCGGGCGTCACGTCGCGCATCACCGGAGTGTCGCGGGCTTCCTCGGCGATTGCCACGCCGCGCAGAACATCGGCGAAACCGTCGCGCAGGGCGAAGGCGCGGGCGCGCAGCTGGAGCATCCGCTTCGGGTATTGCTTCCACGGCCCGTCCTTGCGGCTAAGCCCGGCGCGGTCGGCATCCTCCATGGTGAAGGTGCGGCTGATCGGCTGGGCGTGCCCGCGGCGGCGCAGGGTGCAGGTCGCAACCTTCCCGTCGTCGCTGATTTCCTCGTGGATGCTATCCAGAAGGCCCGAGCCCTGCACCAGCCCCAGCATCGCATCGCCCCAGATCGAAGGACGGCCGTTGATGACAGCGATGGACTGCATGGCCTGGAGGGGCTGGAGCCCAAGCTCGGCCCCCCACTGGCACGCGATAAGCACGTTGCCTGGCCGGCCCTGAAAGTCCTTCGGCACGATTGACGAGTCGGCCAGAATTTCGGCCATCTTCATCGCTTCGCCGAGGTTGGCCGGGGTCAGGAACCCCATTGCAGGGCGGCTTTGCGGCGCGACCGCGGCGTCCTCCGGCTGCACGGCAACGGCCGTGGCGGGCTTCGTCATGGTGTTCACGATCATTCCTTTCTGGATTTGATGCGCAAGACGCGCGAGCTGCTGGTCTTGCTGTAGAGGTCGGCGATGCCGGGGTGGTCGGCCCGCAGCGCCTTGGCATCGATGCGTGTGGCGCTCTGGGTTTTCAGCGTGGCGATGGGCGTGCCCATATCGGTCAGGATTTCGGCATCCTGCGCCTCGGCCATGATCTGGAGCTTCAAGGCTTCCTCGCGCTCGGCCAGCGCCTTGGCCTGCTGCTTGATCGCGTCCAGTTCCTCGATGGCGCGGACGGTCGGGATCGAGGCGACGGCCGTTTTCCCGGCAACGTGCTGGGGCCAGCGCGCCTGCGCGTCGGCGAGCGTCTGCGGATCGGGCGCCACGCCGTCCTGCACCAGTTTCCAGAATGCCTCGGCCTCGGACATCATGTCGGAGAACAGATCGGGCATGGCTTCGATGGTATAGGTCCGGTAATCCGATCCCCCGATCAGCACCGCCACATCGGCGTAGCGGGCGCCGGTGATGCCGAGATACCACTGGCACTGGCAGAGATAGGACTCCGGCACCTGGTCACTGCCGGGCTCGCCCCACAGGTTCGCCGCAAAACCATTGGCGGTCTTGCATTCGAGGATGCGATCGGTGGTCAGGCGCCCATCCTTCCACCAGACGCGGCCAGCGATATCCGGGTTGACCACGGCGCGGTCGATGTTCGCCACGGCAAAATCGCGTTCGGGGTGGATCAGCTGGGCATTGACGCGCTGGACCTTGCTGCCGGTGCGCTGGCCGTATTCCTTGGCCACCACATCCTCCAGCACCTGGCCCCAATAGAGCCAGGGCTTCTCGGCATCGTCCTCGGCCGGCGCCTCGCCGCGCTTGTCGAGCCACACGTCATAGGCCGTCTTGTATTTCGACAGGCCGAGGATGGCGGCGATGTCGCTGCCGCCTATCCCGGCGCGCCTGCGGCGCAGGAATTCGTCCCGTGCAATCTGGTTCATCTTCAACCTCGTTTGAAACTGTCGCCCCTGCGGCCAGGGAGGAGGAGCGCCGCAGGGGCAGGGCGGCCGGCTGGGAGGAATGGGAGGCGCCGGCCGGTTCGGGTTATTCTTCGTCCAGCCGGTCGGCGCGCAGGCGCTCCAGCCGGGTCACGGTCATGGGGTTCAGCAGCTTCATCGCCATGTCGCGGGGCAGGTTGACCGACCACATGTCGTCCCCCAGCCCGCCGGTAACGCGGATCGCGATCAGCGCGCTGTGGCAGCCGTAGCCGCTCACCTCGTCGTCGAAAAACGCTTCGCAGCACTCGCCGCGCTCATTCTCCGGGTCGGTTTCCTCGGCCCATACGTCCGAGATGTCTTCGCTGCCGCTGTGCGGCGGGATGCGGTAGGGCTCAAACTGGAACGCCATCACCAGCCCCCTTCCGCGCGGGCCGCGCAGTCCCAGCCGTTCAGTCCGGCGCAGGCGGCGGGGCGCTGCGTCGCGGCTTCGATGAGGTGCCGGGCGAACGGGACGCCGAAGACGACGGCCGATGCCCAGAAGCCGGCGACCAGGCACGCAATCGTGCCCCAGACGACGCAGTTCTCGATGTTCAGGCGTGACATGGGATGCTCCATCTGCTGGCGCGGTGGGTGCGCCGTTGAGATGAAGATTGCAGGATTAAAATCCCATGTCAAGCATAGATTGGGATAAAAATCCTATCAGGCGGTAGCATCCCCGATTCGCCCATGCTATCCTGCCCCTGCCGGCGCGGTGCCGGTGGATAGCAAAAAGCCCGCGCGAGGCGGGCGAGGGGTGGGGATGTGGATCTGATGGATCAGTTCGGCGCTGTGAGCGCTTTCGCTATAGGGGGATTCCTGGGTTACGCAGCGGGCGGATGGAGGACTCTATCGCAACCAGTCCGGCTTGGGCTTTGGGCGCGTGTTCGACTTGGCTATGCGGCGGGCTTTTCTGTTTGGATGCTTGGCGTCGTTAGCGGACTGGGGTTTTTTCAATGGCTTCTGGGCGACTGGCCGGTTGTGGTTTTCCTGCGGTGCTTCGGGGGATAGACGCTGCTCCAGCTGCCGTTCCAGCATACCAATCAGGCGGTCCTTCTGGTGGAGTTCCAGACTTCTCGCCTCCCGATCCGCCTCACTGTCGGCCTGGCTGAGCCAGAGGCCCAGAAGCGTAACTAGAAGCCCGAGAAGCCCAATTCCGTTAGCCTTTATCCAGTCGATAAGGCCATCGCTGGCGGCTGGTGCAATCGATTTTATTTCATTGATTACATCGTCTAAGGTGGCCCCGCCGGTGCGGTGCCTCTCAATTACAGCCCGCATCCTAGCCAGAGCGTCCACGCTCCATTCTGGTGCAGAAATCACCTCGACCAGATCGCCGATGAAGCTAAACGTTCCATCCAGAACCTTGGCTGGATTGCCGCACCGGATGCATGTCACCTGGCAATTCGTAAACGTTATGGTCGAGTTAGAGATAAGCCATGCGGGTGATCTAAAGATCGCTCCGCAGTAATCGCATGAAGCGGGAACGCCCTGACCCAGCATATTTGGCCTCATCCTATTCCTCCACCTCGCCCCTCAACTTTTCCGCCACCTTCCGCGCGATGATGCCGGTGATCCTGCTGCGTCGCCGGCCGTCCGCAACCGCCTGATACTCCCGCGCGATCAGCAGCATCTGCCCCGGCGTTGCGCCCATGGCCTGGATCGTCGTCACCACCATCGCCGCAGCCGCGTCCTGGGTAGCGGCGACCTCGGCCTTGAGCGCGGCTATGCGGGCGGATGGGTCGCGAGTCATGGGCAGGGGTAAATATCCGTTAGGGCGGCCCATACCGCGAGTTCCGCAGTCGTGTCGCGGCGCCATTTTTCGGACTGCTTCGACAGAAAGTCCGAAACCAGAAGTCGAGCCGCTTTTGGGGTGATGTCGGCTGGCGCGCAGAGGGCCGGGCCTATCTCGGCCGCGTCCATTGCCCGCAAAACTTCCTCCGGTAGCCTCGTCGCGTATCTGATTTTCATCAGCATCTCGCCATGGCGAATCCCGTCAATGGCGCCGGCGATGTAGCCAGAGCAGAACCCATGCAGCGCGCTGGTTTCAGGCGCGGAGCAAGCGAAGTTTAGCGTCTCACCGTCCATTGCGCTGGCTGCGCCGGACGCCAAGGGTAGAGCGATCATCATCGCTGCTAGTCGCATCGCCTTCACCTATCCTTTTCTACATGTCGCTGCCGGCGGAATCTTGCTTAACTTGTTCTCTGTTTGTTCTTAGGAATCGGGAGGGGGTATGACGCTTGACGAGGTTATCCGCGCTCTTCTTGTGCTGCCACGGGAGGATCTAGAGAATCTGATGGACCAGTTCGGGATCGCGAAGAAACATCGAGAAAAGCGTGGACCTTCTCTCGATCCTGCTGCTCGGCCGCCTGAATCGCCATAGCCAGTCGAACAATCTCCGGGCCGGCAGAGTGTTCGCCAAGAGCGATGATCGTGCTCAGGTCCATGTCCAGGACTTTGGCGATCTTCTGAGCGTTCGCGACCGTCATGGACTGATTGGCCCCGCTAAGCTGCTTCCGCAACGTCGAGTCGTTCAACTCCGCGGACTTCGCTAGCCCCGCCGGGGTCAGGTCGGTCCTCTCCGTCAGGATCAGGAGCAGTCCCTTGATGAATGGATCTCGGTCTCTCATGCGGACTACAATCCCATTGGCGCAGCGCCCTGCGCCACCGGATTATAGTCCTTGCGCAAGCAGGATAATAATCCTATCATGCCCGCATGATCGACGAATTTCTCACCGAAGCCAGGGCGTATTGCAAGGCGCGCAACATCAAGTTGGCGACGCTCGGCCGCTACGCCGTTGATGACAAGGAGCTGTTCCCGCGCCTTGAGCGGGGCGGCCAGTGCTACCCAAGAACCATGGATCGGGTCAGGGCCTACATGGCCGAGAACCCGCCCGCCCAAACTCCCGAGGAGGCGACGCGATGACCGCTGCCGCCTCCTCTTTCTCGTCTGCTGTTTCTGTCGGGTCTGCACATCCCGATAGCAGCACAGGATTTCAGAGCATGTCTCCCGGAAAGTTTTCTCCGAAACGGAAGGCGATGACGTATCGCCAGCATTTTGCGGCGTCCTGGTCCGCGTTCATCCGCGAAAGCTTCGACAGCCCAGAACATGCCGCGATGGTGTTCGGCGTCGATGCGTCGACCTCGCGCAAGTGGTGGGAGGGCAGCCACGCGCCGTCCGGCTTCGCGGTCGGCTATGCCTTCGCCATGAACCCGGCCGCGGCGGCCCATCATCTCGCAGGTGACGCATGAGACGCCTGCGCATCCGCCTGATCGTCGTCGAACTCGTTGCGGCAAATCACGTCCGCGCCTTCGGGCGCTGGTGGCAGGCTTCGGCCCGCCATCGCTTGGGAAAACTTTCCGGGGAACTCTCCGATGACTGAACAAGCGCCTCTCCATAAATTCCAGATCACCGTCGAAACCGCGACGGGCTGCGTCACCCATGTTGTCCGGGCCGCGACCAAGCAGGCCGCGATGGAGCGGGCTCTGCGTCCGTATCCCGGTGCGCTGGTCGTCCGGGTGGACCATCTGTCCGAGGTGGCCGACGCGCCGAAGATCGTCCGGCTCAGGCCCGCCGACCGGGCGCGGCGCGAGATGATCGGCATCCTGCGAGGGCGGGGCTATTCGCTGGCCGACATCGCCGAGGCGCTCAACATCTCCGTGGAGCGGGCGCTGACGCTGCTGGAGGCGGCATGACCCTGACCGCCTCCGTTCGCGTCGAGGATGGCCATGCCGTCATCCGCATCCCCTTGGCCGAGGTTCACGGCCTGCGCGTCGCGCTCGCGGAATGCCCGTGCCGCGCACCGAAATCATTCGAGACACAGGGTATCCGCCAGAGGCTGGCTACGGCGCTTGGGCGCCTCCAGGCCGCGGCGGATAGCCCGTCAACCCATCGGAGGGCCTGAGATGAAGTTCAAGGAAACGGCCGAGGACCTGGCGGTCAAGGATCGCCTCTGGGACGCCACCGAGCGTGAGCTGGAGCATTTCGCCCGGCTCTACGCCGAAGGTCACGTGGCGGGATTTCGCTACAGAGACGCCCAGAAGGACGCGACCAGCGCAGCGAAGCGCAGGGGTTATCCAAAGGGCCTGGTGCGCGACCTCGGCGCCGTTGTCCGTAAGGGCGAATGGGGGGGGGGGCGGCTGGGGTAAGTCTGCGGGCCAGCTATCGCGCGAGGCTGGGAATCTGATCTGATGAGCAAGCGCAGTCCCGGCCTTCCCCAGCGCCCGCGCGGCTTCTGGCCCACACCACGCGAAGCGGCGGTGCCCCTGGTCCCATATCTGCCGTCGCGCTGCCGGTATGGCGAGCCCTGCGCCGGCGATGGGGTGCTGATCGGGCATCTGCGCGATATGTGGCCCGGCGGGCGCTGCGTCTGGGCTTCTGACCTGGAGCCGCAGGGGCCGGGCATTGAGGCGATGGCCGTGGCCGATATCGAGGCGGCGGATGATGTTGACCTGTGGGTGACAAATCCACCCTGGCCTGTCACCGGCGGGAAGGGCGACCCGGCGCTGTCCATCATCAAGCACCTGATCGGCATAGCGCCGGCCTGGGTGCTGCTTCCCTGGGACTTCGCTGCCAATGGCTATTTCGGCCGCCTGATCGACTATTGCTCCGACATCGTTCCTATCGGCCGGGTCTCGTGGCTCGGCAACGGCACTCCCGGAAAGGACAACGCGGCGTGGTATCGCTTCGATGCCCAGAACCGCTTCCCGGCGGTGGTGAGGGTGCGGGCATGATCATCGCTAAAGTCACCGTCCCCTGGCCGCCATCCGACCTGTCGCCCAACGGATCGCAGGGCGACTACCGCGGCAAGGCCCGCCTCGCCAGCGCCTACAAGGCGCGCTGCGCGATGCTGATGCGCGAGAAGGGCAGGGCTGTGCCGCGGCTGCCGGCCGGCACGGTCGTGTCCCGCATCGTCGTCGTGGCCTGCCCGCCACCGCGGGTCAGCCGCTACGACTTCGACAACCTTGCCAAGCGGCTCAAGCCGGCCTTCGACGCGCTGGCCGATGCCCTTGGCGTCGATGATGGAGAATGGCGGGCCATGGTGCTGGAGCGCGGCGAGAGGTGCAAGGCGGGCGCGGTGATCGTCGAGGTGGAGGTGGGTTGATGGCTGAACAGAAACCCCAGCAGCCGCCCGCGCCGTTCCGCAGCATAGGCGATCTGGCGCGCGAGCTTCTGGAAAAATCCACCAACCAAAAACCGGAGGCGGCGGAATGAATACCGTTACCCCTATCCGAGACGAGGCCCCGGCCATGTTCTCGGTCGAGGCCGAGCAGATGATCCTGGGCGAGCTGCTGATGAATGCGGACCGGGCCGGTCTGGTTGACCGCATGGGCGGTGCTGACCTGTTCTTTGATCCGGTCCATGCCGACATTTTCTCAGCCATTCTGGAAAAGCACAGGGCGGGCCTATTGGCCGATCCGGTCACGGTAGCCCTGGAAATGGCGGATCACCCCGGCCTGTCAGAGCTGGGCGGCGGCAGGTATCTGGTCCGCATAGCATCCGCATCGCCCGGCCCGGCAGCCGTCAAGGGATATGCAGAGTCCTTGGCGGAACTGGCCCGCAAGCGGCAGATCCAGGCGGCTATTTCCGAGGCGACCGCATCGCTGGCGCGGGGCGACATCAAGGCCGCGGATGTGGCGGCGCGGCTCGAAACCTCCATGATGGCCATGTCGCAGATCGGAGACACGGACGGGCCTGTCTCAATGCTGCGCGCCATGACCGGCGCGATTGAACAGGCTATGACCGCATATCGCGGCGACCATCAGCTTTCGATCCGGTCTGGCATATCGACACTGGACAGCATCATCCCCGGATTTTTCCCTGGCGAACTGACCATCCTTGGCGGTCGCCCCGGATCGGGAAAATCGGCGGTCGCGCTGTCGATTGCGCTTCACGCGGCGCGTGCGGGCCATGCTGTGGCGATCGCCTCTCTGGAAATGACGCCAGAGGCGATGGCCATGCGGGCGGCGTCCGAGGCCACGGCAAACGCTGGGCGCGCCGTTCCTTACATCCAGATGCGCAGCGGAGCGATGACCGAGGATGAATGCCGCATGTTCATCGAGCAGGCCAACGCGGCCGCGCAACTGCCGATCACGTTTTTGTCCAGCAGGTTTTCCGATGCCGGAGCCATGATTTCTGCTGTCCGGCAGATCGCGCGGGCCACAGACCTGAAATTGCTGATCGTGGACTACGCCCAGCTGATGACCGCGCCAGGCAAGAACCGGTATGAGCAGATCACGGCCATTTCGCTCGCCCTCAAGAAGATGGCTGTCACGCTCAAGATCCCGGTCATCGCCCTGTCGCAGCTATCACGCCAGATCGAGAGCCGCGACGACAAACGACCGGTCATGTCCGACCTGCGCGAATCCGGCCAGCTTGAGCAAGACGCCGACAACATTCTGTTCTGTTACCGGGAAGAATACTACCTCCTGCAGGGGCGCCCGGCGATCACCGATCCCGTCGACGCACAGGTCGAGTGGCAGTCCAAGATGGATCGTGCCAAGGGACGCATGGAGATCATCGTCAACAAGCAGCGCATGGGCGAGACGGGCACCGCTCGGTGCCGTTGCGCCATGGCGACGAACAGCGTGTGGGGGGATGATTACCCATGAGCTACAGTCTGGTGGACATGGTTCTCAAGTCGCCGATCACCGACCCGACAGAGGTGGCCGTGTTGGTAGCGCTGGCATCGTTCTCGGACAAATACTGCTCCTGCTACCCGTCCACGCAGGCGTTGTGCGATCGGTCCAGATACAAAGAGCGGGCGGTTCAGGGCGCCGTCAAGCGGCTCACCGAGCGCGGCATTCTGTCCGTCAAAATAGGGCGAGGTCGGGGTGGTGCGAACTTTTACACCATCCATCCAGGGACATTAAAACCCGCAGCAGATGCGGCAATTGATGGCCCTAAAACCCGCAGCAAATGCGGCATAACCGGAGACAAAAACCCGCATCTGACGACAGAAAAACCCGCATCTGACGACGTAAAACCCGCAGCAGATGCGGACGAATATACCAAAGAACCTGTCAAGAACCCAGCCGCGCGCGAGGCTGGGCTCGGCAAGGATCGCATCCAGTCGATGCGTGACAGCATCGTTCATGCCCTCGGCCTGACTGGCCGGGAGTTGAACACCAGCGGAACATTCGTCGTCGCCGGAATGGACCCTCACAACCTCGAAGCGTCTCTGATCGTCTGGGCCGCCCATGGACTGACCGACGCCCAGATCCTCACGGCCATTCGGGGAAAGTTGGCCAGCGAGAGGGCCAAGGACAGCGGTTTCATGCCACGCTCTCTCAAGCTGTTCGACGGCCCGATATCCGATTTTGCCAAGCGCCTGACGGGGACGGGCTCAGGGGCCCAGCCGCAAGCTCCAACGTTCTCCACGCCGGAGGCGGAGGCTGAAAAGCGCGAAATCGACCGGGAATGGGCTGCCATCGGCGACAGGGCTGACCGCGAGGCCGAGGCCCAGCGGCAGAAACTCATGGATCGATATCGCAATCTCCAATCCAGACAGAGGGCATCATGACCGACCGGAAAATTGTCACCATGCGCGAAGCGGTTACATCAGCGATGCGGCAGATCGAGGCGGCGCGAGCGGAATCCGAAAAGCTCCAGCCCAAGACCATCGACGGCATCGCGCCGACCGAATGAGGACCGACATGGCCCGACAGACCAACCAGCGTGTCCGGGATGTTTTCGGCGAAAGCGGCATCGCGGCCGAGTGGATCGCTGCGGCCTGCGCCGGCAAGGAGGCGTTCGCGACCGCGCAGATGGCGCACAAGGTCGCGACCAAGCGCCGGCTGCCCAGCAGCCATTACCGATGCCGCGTCTGCGGCCTGTGGCATATCGCAAGCCGGAGGAAATGATGGCGCCGCCCTACAAGACTGGACCCATCGACGACGCCGAGGCGTGGATCATCGCGACACCCGACGCGACCTATGCCGAGGCTGCTCGCATGCACGGCGTGACGCACAACAGCCTGCGCGCCCGCATCTCGAACAAATACGGATCGCTCGCCGCAGCCCGGCTCATGCGCGACGCCGGGGTGCTGAAACCCGATGCGGGGCGCGTCCTGCGGCCCGTGCGGCGCTGCATGCGGTGCGGGGTGTCCAGCAACATGGATCGAAACCAGAGGATCTGCGACAAATGCACAGCGCAGATCGCGAAACTGCACGATGGGGGTGTTTGACATGAAACTCGCTTTGGAGTCCGCAGCGGATGCATCCAAGGACCAGGTATTCTCGGTCTGCGTCGAGGGGCAGAGTTTCAGCGTGACGGGCGACGTCGCTATCGACAAGGCGCTTCTGGAGCTTTTGTCCGATGAAGACAGGAAGCGGTTCATCCTGACCGAAATCGGGGCGAGGTTCTTGATGGCGGGGAGGAAGTGATGGCCTACAGTGCCGATGAAATCGCCAAGCACAAGGACGGCATCTGCGAGGCCATCGCTAGCGGATCCAGTCTACTCCAGCATCTGCGCAAGAAGGGCATGCCGGGTTACACGACCGTGATGAAGTGGCTGGCTGCTGACCCAGATTTCCAGGCCAATTACGCGCGCGCGCGCGAAGCTCAAGCAGACGCCGACGCTGACAAGATCGGCGACATCGTGGACCGCGTGCTGGCGGGCAAGCTGGACCCTCAGGCAGCCCGTGCGGCTATCGACGCGCTGAAATGGACGGCCGGCAAGCGCCAGCCGAAAAAATACGGCGACAAGCTGGATCTGGACATCAACGGCCGCGTGCAGATCGAGCGCGTCGAGGTGAAATTTGTGGGGGACGAGGAATGATTATCCTATGGCCTCTGATCACGGTGATGATTATCCTCACCCGCATTCGGTGCAGGGCGTTATTGCGGCGCCTCAGCGCGGGAATGCTGTCCCCGGATGAGGCGCGCGAAAAGATGAGGCGCGCCCTAGACCTGCGATCCTCCATGACTGATCTTTCCGATTTATTTCCGCGCGGTCGGTGTCAGCAAAAAATAGACGAGAATATCCTGCTGGTGGACGAGGTAATCCAATCCTGCCGCAATGTCGGGTATCCTGACGCATGATCCTCGATGTTCGCCCTCCCAAGGTCTTTGCCCCGCTCTGGAAGTCCAAGCGGCGGTATCTGTGCGCTTGGGGCGGGCGCGGGTCGGGCAAATCCTGGGACCGGGCCATGCACATGATCGTGCGCCACCTGACGGAGCCCGGCCTTTCGTCGATCTGCCTGCGCGACGTGCAAAAATCCCTCGACCAGTCGGTGTTCAAGCTGCTGGTCGAGACTGCGGCGCGGCTCGGCGTCGCGGATGCCATCAGGCCGGTGGAATCGGATCGGATCATCAGGACACCCGGCAACGGCATCATCGCCTTCAACGGCATGAACGAGTTCAACGCCGAGAACATCAAGTCGCTTGAGGGCTTCGACATCGCGTGGTGGGAGGAGGCCGCGACCGCGGGGCAGGGGCCACTCGACATGCTGCGCCCCACGCTGCGCAAGCCGGGGTCGCAGATCTGGTTCACCTACAACCCCCGCCTGCGCTCCGATCCGGTCGACGTGATGATGCGCCAGGATCCGCGCTTCGAGGACAGCCGCACGGTGGTGGAGGCCAACTGGCGCGACAACCCCTTCCGCGGCCCCGAGTTGGAGGAGGAGCGGCTGCTCGACCTGACTGGAGACGAAGCCCGCTATCGCCACATCTGGGAAGGCGATTACGAGGCCGAATCGGACATGCAGTTCATCGGCGGCGGTCTGGTGCGCGAGGCAATGGCGCGTGAGCCGAACCCGACCATCGGCGACGAGCTGGTGCTGGGCGTGGATGTGGCGCGGTTTGGCGACGACCGCAGCGTCATCTGGGCGCGGCGGGGCAGGGACGCCAAGACCATGCCGCCCATCGTCATGAAGGGCGCCGACACGATGCAGGTCGCGGCCCGCGTCATGGCCGAGATTGACCGACTGCACCCGGACGCCGTGTTCATCGACGAGGGCGGCGTGGGCGGCGGCGTGATCGACCGCTGCCGGCAGATGGGATACAGCGTGATCGGCGTCAACTTCGGCGGCAAGGCTGATCGCGCCATCGAGGGCGTGCCGAAATGCAGGAACAAGCGCGCGCAAATGTGGGCCACCATGCGCGAGTGGCTGCGCTCGGGCGGCTGCATCCCGGACAGCCGCGATCTGGAGATGGACCTGACCGGGCCGCTTTACAGCTTCGACGTGCAGAACGCGATTGAGCTGGAGAAGAAATCCGACATGAAAAAGCGCGGCGTGGCCAGCCCGGACGAGGCTGACGCGCTGGCGCTGACGTTTGCGTATCCTGTTGTCGCCCGGTCGATCCAGCGCCAGCAGGAGGCGAGGGTGCAGGAGGAATGGCACCCGGTGTGGGGCTGACCCTCCAACATATATCGCTCCCAGCGCCGCCCATATCCTGCGCCTGACCAACGACGGGCGGGCCATGGCGACGACGCAGAATTTCACGGTGAGCAATTCCTGGACGCGGATCGCCAGCGGGCGCGCTGACGGCCAGGTCGTCAAGATCGAGGGCGCGGGGCCGTTCAACCTGGCCGTCACGGTCGGCGCAAAATCCATCCCGCCCGACATCCCGCCGCAGACCGGGCACCGCGTCACCGGCAAGACCGATCTGCCCCTGGTCGCCGCCCAGCACCTCTGGGCCAGCGCCTCCACCCCGACCAACTTGACGGTGACCTGATGGCCAGCGCGACGAAACGCATCATCCTGTCCACCGGCTGGGTGAAGATTGCCGAGGCAAAGGGCCGAGAGGCCATGGCGATGATCGACGCCTATGGCGCGGTCCAGTTGGCCGTCGCAGATGGCGAGCCGCCCCGCGGCGATGTGGCCAGCGGACACTCGCTCAACGGTTCGATGATGTGGCCGGTCAAAGGGGCAGAAATCATCTGGGCCAGGGGCGCGGGCGTCGCTGTGTCGGTGACTCTGCTCAAGGTCGTTCCCGAGTTCGCCACGCTGGATTCGGCCGCGCTCAAGGTGGCGACGGCATCGGCCCAGGCTGTCGCAACCGCCGCAGCCGGCGCCGCCGCGACGGCAGACGCCAAGGCAGTCACGGCCGACAACAAAGCCACCGCCGCCGACGCCAAGGCGACGGAGGCGCAGCAGGTGCAGGCGCGGCGGGATTTTGCGCGGTGGTATCTCACGGATTACCTGCACCCCGACGACATGATGGCCGCGCTAGAGGGGGATATCGCCGGGCAAGATGAGGTCCGGGTTAGCGATGCAATCCAGCAGATGCATGACGATATGCTGCTCTGGTCGGCGCAATCCGGCGGCCGGCAGTCCATCGCGATCTATCCCTGCCTGCGGCTCGCGGTGTGCAAAGAGGCGTTCAGCGAGACGGCCTGTCAGACTCTGTGGGACATGGACGGAGCGACCTATGGGGCAAACCGCTTTTCGCTCAGGTTCGACAGCACCGAGTTTCGGATCAAGAACTGGCAGGCCGTCGCCTCCGTGCGAACCAGCGGCTATTGGGCGCATCACGGCATCACCTATCCCGTCCCCGAGGTGTTTTTCCGATGGGAGCAATCCGGCGGGAATGCCTATCTATCCTCGATAGAGGGCGGCTGGTCCATCGTCGGGTCTGGGTCGTGGACCGAGCCGGTCGCGGTCAAGCTCTACAACATGCAGCACCTGCGCATCGCCGGTCTGCACGTGCGCGGCCTGCGCAACATCAGCCTGATGATGGAGAATGTCGTCAACAGCGATTTTGACGATGTTAACCTGTTCAACACCGGGTGGCAGCCGACCGAGTTCGGCGGCACGCTTGGGCATATGCCGGCTACCGTTCGGTTTTCGAATGTCGGCGCAGTCGTGACCGCCACCCAGGCGATTTTCGATGCGCAGCATGTCGGAAAGCTCTTTTGCCTGTCGCAAGCGGGCCAGGTTGACCGGGATCTGCGGCTGAATTTCTGGGCAGAAATCGCCAGCGTGGACAGCCCGACGCAGATCACGCTGGCAGAGGCCCCGAGCGTCAACGTCACGGATCAGACAGGATCTTTCGAAGCCCTGCGCGCATCCACATCCGGGACGACATGGACGCTGTCCGCGCCGGTCGGGCAGTCTCTGGTCGGCCGCTTCGTGACGCTTGGGTTCGCCCGCTTCCCCGGCGCGGCGATGACCAATCTGGGGACGCTGACCACCACCGTCATCGCCCACTCTGGCGATACCATCACGGTGGCTGACGCCCCGGCGTCCGATGTGACCAACGCGTTGCTGGCCCTCGCGCCGCAGTTGCATGTGGATCGGCTGGTCCATGCGCCCGGCGTGTCTCGCACCGACAATGTCGGGTTCACCAATTTGCGTTGCGAGGGCACCGGCTACGCCAACGTTTCGGTAATCCCGGCGCTGTTCGGCAACTGTTCGGCCATCGAAATCACCAATGCCAAATTCCACGGCACCGGCAACGGCAACAACAACTACGGCGGCACCGCGACCTGCCTGTTCTTAGGCACCGCTGACGGGTTCAGTTTCTCGGGCTGGCTGGAGCAATGCGGCAACAGCCCGCGCTACGGCGCGGTGACGGTAGCGGGCAACAGGGTGCGGGCCGATTTCTACGGAAAATTGACGCCCTATGGCGATGGGTCGCGGTCGGCCATGACCTATGTGGACCCGCCGTCCGGCTCTACCGAGGTGCAGATACGCTGGGGCATGGTGCATCCGAGTGGGACGTTCCCGCGCGCGTCCCAAGCTGCGCATCGCTTTGGCCCCAATGGCTCGCCTGAGATGGTGGTGAGCATCGCCTCGCCGCCGCGCCCGACGACTGGTGCGCCGATCCTGACGCCGACGCGGCTGGGAGAGGTGACTGCAACCTCCCTGCGCGGGGATGCGGTCACACAGGGGCAGACCACCGGATCGGCTCAGGTGACGTATCCGCGCGCCATGACGGTCGGCTTTGGGGGCAATACGGGCGACATCAACCCAGAGGCGGTGACTGACCTGGATGCGATTGTCGGCAGGCATCGGCGCGTCCGCATCGCGTCTGGTCCGGGGGGCGACGGGTATGTGGTGGACGCGATCCGCCAAGTGGGCAACGTCTGCATCCAAGTAGGATGGCGCATTCAGTTCGACCAGCCTCCCCGCCTGATCATGCGCCACAACAACAACACGGGGGGCGCCTGGGGTGACTGGTATTACCTCGACGGCACCCTTCTCACCCCCTGACAGGAGGCGGCATGCCTGACACACCCGTAGCGGGGTGGTCTTTTGTCCGCAGGCCAACATATATCACCTGCCGCCCGCCTCGCATGATGCCATCGAAGAAATCGAGAGGCCATCATGTGCACCGCACCGGACGTTCCTGAACCGACGCAATACCAGGCCAGCAAGGCGCCGGTGTTCAACACCGCGTCGCGGCCGCGGTCGAAGTCCGGGCGACAGGGCACGATCCTGACCAATACCGCCGGGCAGAGCTATGCGCCCGACGGCAAGAAATCGATCTTGGGGGGCTGATAGTTCATGCCCGCCGTCGTCAACCAGCAGCTGCGCAAGACCCTGGATTATCGCCGGCAGGCGATGAACCAGGAGTTCGACTATTGGCAGGCGCATTTCCGCGAGTTGCGGGATGCGATCCAGCCGACGCGCGGGCGGTTCGAGGCGACGGAGCGGCGCAGCGATTCCTCGATCAACAAGCGCATCCTCGACAATACCGCCCAGATGGCCCTGCGCACGCTGCGCGCCGGGCTGATGTCGGGCGTCACCTCGCCGTCGCGCCCCTGGTTCCGCCTGGGCCTGCGCGGCTCGACGGCCGACGAGGCCGAGTTCGAGGTCAAGGACTGGCTGCACGAGGTCCAGCGCCGGATGTATGAGGTCATGCGCGGGTCGAACATCTACCGGATGCTCGACACGACCTATGGAGACCTCGGCCTTTACGGCACCGCGGCAAACCTGATCGTGCCGGATTTCGAGGACGTGGTGCGCGGGCATAACCTCCAAGTCGGGCGATTCCGGCTGGGCGAGGACGGCAACGGACGCGTCGTCGCGCTTTTCCGAGAAATCAAGATGCCGGTGCGCGGCATCGTCGAAACCTGGGGTCTGGACGCCGTGTCGCAGCCTGTCAGGCGCGCCTGGGACTCGGGCGAATACTACCAGACCTTCACCATCTGCCACATGATCGACAAGCGCGCCGACGGCGATCCGAAGGCCATGCAGGCCAGCGGCAGGGCTTGGGCCTCGATCTATTGGGAGAAGGATTCCCCCAGCGGGCAGTTCCTCCAGATCGGCGGGCACCGCGTCAAGCCGCTTCTGGCGCCGCGCTGGGAACAGGTTGAGGGCGAGGCTTGGTCGGCGTCGTCTCCCGGCATGGTCGCCCTCGGCGATGCCCGCTCGTTGCAGGTGTCGCAGGAACAGAAGGCCATCGCGATCCAGAAGATGCACAACCCGCCGCTGATCGGCGGGCCGACGCAGGGCGCGATGTTCTTCAAGAACGTGCCGGGCGGATTCACGGCCATGGCGACGACCGATCTTTCCACCGGCGGCATCAAGCCGGCCTATGAGGTCAGGCCGGACATCCAGGGCCTACTGCTCGACATCCAGGAAACGCAACGCCGGGTCGAGGTCGCGTTCTACAAGGATCTGTTTCAGATGACCGCGCTGGCGCTGGATGGGCGCAGCCAGATCACCGCGCGCGAGATTGCCGAGCGGCACGAGGAAAAGCTGATGGCCCTGGGTCCGGTTCTGGAAAGCCTGGACCATGAGCTTCTGCAACCGCTGATCGAGGCGACATTCGCCTACATGCAGGACGCCGATATCCTGCCCGAGGCGCCCGAGGGTATCGTGGGCCAGCCGATCAAGGTCGAATACATCTCGCTCCTCGCCCAGGCGCAGAAAGCCATCGGTATCGGTGCGATCGAACGGACCATCGGATTCGCCGGCACGCTGGCGCAGATCAAGCCCGACGTGATCGACATGATCGACGGCGAGCAGATGATGCGCGAGTTCGCGGACCAGGTTGGCGGCCCGCCCGGCATCCTGCTGTCGCCCGACGAGCTGCGCGAGGTCCGCGAGGCCAAGGCGCGCGCCGCCGCGCAGGCGCAGGCCATGGAGGCGGCAGAACCGATGGCGGGCGCAGCCAAGCTGCTCAGCGAGGCCAACCTGAACGGCATCGACGCCCTGCAACGGGGGGCGGCGCTATGACCGAGCGGATCGCGGAAATCATCGCGGAGCGCCGGGCGCTGGAGGTCCGGCAGGCGTGGGACGCCGTGCTGCGCACCCGCGAGGGGCGGCTGGTGATGTGGTCGATCCTCGAACGCTGCCACCTGTTCGCGCAGACGCACCTCGGCACCGACCTGGACGGCCTGCGGGCCGGCCAGCGCGAGGTCGGCCTGATGATCCTGAACGACCGCATCTTCCCGCACGACGTGCGCACTTTCGCCGCCATGCAGATCGAACACGCCGAGATGATGGACCGGATCCATCTCGCCGCAGAACAGCAAGCCGAAAAGGAACAAGCTGATGAGTGAGGAAGCCAATGCCTCGACCGATGCCACCGAAGCCGCCGCGCAGGCCACCGCCGAAGGGGCAGACGCCAATGTGACCGCGCCGGCCGATCAGGCCAAGACGGCGGCAGAGGCGTCCCAAGACAAGGGCGCTGACGGAAAAGCCGCCGAGGCGGCGGAAGGGGGCGATGCGGAAGCCTTTGCGCTTGCCGCGCCGGAAGGGGCCGAGGCATTCCAGGCCGATTTCGACGCTTTCGCTGGCGACATGGACGCCTGGCTCAAGGCCAATCCGAACGCCACGGCGCGCGAGGCACTGACCGAAGCGGCGATGCGGCAGGCGCGTGTCGCGGGAGATGCCCAGAAACAGATGCTGGAGCAGCGAAATGCCCAGCTGGATGCCTGGGCCGGCGACCTGCGCAAGGATGCTGAGTTCGGAGGCGAGAAATACGACGCCAATGTCGCCACGGCCGTGAAGGGCCTGGAGGCGGTCGGATCGCCCGAACTCCGCAAGATGCTCGACGAAACGGGGCTGGGAAGCCACCCGGACGTTGTGCGCGCCTTCTGGAAGGTGGGGCAGATGGTGGCGGATACCGCCGTCGTCACCGGACAGACAGGCACTTCGACGCGTCGCAGTTTCGCCGACGCACTCTATGGCAACGGCAACGGAAAGGACTAACCCATGGCCGAGCTGAACGTGAAGAATCCGGGCCTTGTCGATATTCTGTCGCGCACCGACCCGGACGGCAAGATCGCCAACATCATCGAGCTTGCCGAGAAATCGAACCCTATCCTCAAGGATGCGGTGTTCACCGAGTGCAACGACGGCACCAAGCACCAGCACGTCATCCGCACGGGCATCCCCGAACCGGCGTTCCGCCGCTATAACGCGGGCGTCAAGCAGGGCAAGACCACCACCGCCAAGGTCGTGGACACCACCGGCATGGTCGAGGAGTTCTCGGTCGTGGACGAGGCGCTGGCCAGGCTGAACGGCAACGAGGCGGCTTTCCGTGCCTCCGAGATGTCGGGCCATATCGAAGGCTTCAACCAGTTCATGGCCCGCAACATGATCTATGGCTCGACCGCGGTGACTCCCGACGGGTTCATGGGTCTGGACGTGCGATACGACGATCCCGCCGTGGCTTCTGGCCGCCAGCTGATCAATGCCGGCGGCACGGGTTCCGACAACACTTCGATCTGGTTCGTGACCTGGGGGCCTCGCGCCACCACGTTGCTGTATCCCAAGGGCTCGGCGGCGGGTCTGTCGCACAAGGACATGGGCGCACAGCTCTGGGATGCGCAGGACGGCAGCGGCAAGTTCCGCGCCCTGGTCGACCACCTGAAATGGGACATGGGCCTGTCGGTGGGCGACTGGCGTGGCAACGCGCGGATCTGCAACATCGACGTGTCGGCGCTGACCAAGGACGCGGCGACCGGCGCGGACCTCCTGGATCTGATGATCGACGCCGAGGAGATGATCGACACGGCCAGCCGCGTCGGCATCGACAGCAAGGGCAACCTGGTCGAGGGCAAGACCGTCATCTATGTCGGCCGCACCGTGGCGAAGTTCCTGCGCAAGCAGGCCCTGAACAAGAAGAACGTCCAGCTGCGCGTCGAGGAAGTCGCGGGCGAGCGCGTCACCATGTGGGGCGACATGCCGGTGCGCCGACTGGACGCGATCAGCAACGCCGAAGCGGCAATCACCTTCCCGAGCTAAGAACAGGCCCGGCCCGCGCAGGGCCGGGCGTCACCATCATTTCGACAGGAGGATGCCATGCATCTCGACGCACAAAACCTGTTCTCGGACGCGCAGGCCCTGACCGCCACGGCCGTCTCGACGAACCACATCGACCTGGGCGATACAGCGCAGCCCGTGCTGTCCCCGGTAAAGCTGACCCGCGACATCGGCGGCAACTACGATATCCCCCTGCTGGTGCAGGTGGTCGAGGACTTCGCCGACGGCACCAGCGTCACGGTGCAGGTGCAGGTCGCGGCGGCCAACAGTTTCGCCAGCCCGAAGGTGGTTGCGGCCTCGCCCGCCATCCCGGTGGCGCAGCTCAAGGCTGGGTTCAAGTTTCCGATCCCCGTCATCCCGTTCGGCGCGGATCAGCGCTACATGCGGCTGAACTACGTCGTGGTCGGCACGCCCACTGCGGGCAAGATCACGGCTGGCATCGCTGCGGGGCTCCAGACCAATGGCTGATGAGCGCAAGATGTGGGTCGTGGCCAAGTCGCGGGGGCAGTCGCCCGACCGGCTTTGGCACGCCCCCGAGGACGGCCCGTTTCGCATCGAGGCGGGCCTGTTCTCCGAACGCTGGATGCGCGAGGCGACCGAGGCCGAGGTGTTCGAGTCCACGGGCCAATCGCCCGAGCCGGCGAGCGAGGCCAAGGATATGGCCGACATGTCCGACGACGAGCTGCGCGCGCATTACGAAATGGTCATGGGCGAGAAGCCCCACCACGCGATGAAGCGCGAGACGATGATCGAGCGCGTCACCGAGAGGCTGAACGCCGACTGATTGTCCGCCCGGTCCTGTAGTGGGGCCGGGCTTTCCTGGAGGCCGCCATGCTCATCATCCTCGCCATGAACTATGCCGCCGCCGTGATCGCCCTCCAGGCGGCGGGGCTGTGGATCGACCCGCGATAACCGGAGCACCCGATGCAATCTGCCATCGCCATTTGCAATGTCGCGCTGACCACATACCTGGGGTCCAGGACCATCACGGCATTCGAGGAAACCTCGCCCGAGGCGGTGCAGTGCAAGCTGCACTATGACCGCATCCGCCGGTCGCTGCTGGAACGCTGGCCCTGGGTCTTTGCCTCGCGCCGCGAAAAGCTGGTCGAGGAGACGCTGAACGACCGGGCCGGCGCGTGGTCCTATCGCTATGCCCGGCCCGGACACATGGCGGCGATCCGCTGGGTTAACGATGTCACCGCGGCGCGCATGGCGATGCAGATGGGCCAGTCGCCCGACACGCTGCGCGAGGTGACGGCGGATTCGATCTATTCCGACGTGCCGGGGGCCGTGATCGAATACACGCGCGACGAGACGGACCCGACGGTGTTTTCCGCAGGTTTTGCCGACACGCTGGCCGCCCACCTGGCCGCCGCAATCGCGATGCCGATCACGAGGGACGCGGCGAAGGTGACAGGTGCCAAGCGCGAGGCGACAGAGTTGCTCGACCAGGCCATGGTTGCCGATTTCAACAGCCGGCCCGCGACCGAACAGACCTTCTATCCCATGCAGTTGCGCGTGAGGGGCTTCTGATGCCGGCCGCCCGCATCCAGCCCTCCTTCGCCTCTGGCGTCCTTGGTCCGGCGCTCTGGGGCCGCATCGACCTGGCGCGCTACGACACAGCGTTGCGCAAGGGCCGCAACGTATTCGTCCACGCCCACGGCGGCGTCAGCAACCGGCCGGGCCTGCGGTTCGTCTGCGAGGTCATGGACAGCGCGCATCGCCACCGGCTTCTGCCCTTCGTGCGGGAAGCCGACGACGCCTCGATCCTGATCATGGGCCAGAACGAGATGGGGTTCGTGAAGAACGGCGCGCGGCTCCAGTCCGGCGGCGTGGATTACACCATCGCCACGCCATGGACGGCGACACAGGCGCAGGCGCTGGATGCCGTGCAATCCGTCGACGTGATCTTTGCCGCCCACCGAGAGGTGGCCCCGCGCCGCATCATGCGCAACGGCGAGACGGATTGGAGCATCGCAACGGTGCCGATCAATCCGACCGTGGCGGCGCCGACGATCAGCAGCGTGACGCCGCGCAACAGCGGCGGCGAAACCTATCGCTATCGCGTGACGGCGGTGGTGGGCGGCGTCGAAAGCTTCCCCTCTGCGGCGGAAGCGACGACCGCAGCGCAGCTTCTTAGCATCGAGGGGGCATCCAACGACGTTTCATATTCCGCCGTCCCTGGCGCCACAGAATATCGCGTCTATCGGCTGCGGAATGGCGTCCCAGGCTATATCGGATTTGCCACCGGAACCAACTTCCGGGACGATAATATCTCGCCCGATACCACGGTAACGCCGCCGATCCAGGCGGACCTTTTCGACGAGGCCGGAAAATATCCCTCCGTCGTCTCGATCTACCAGCAGCGCCTGGCCTTCGGCGCGAGCGACGAGCAACCGGAGACGGTCTGGCTGTCCCGAGTCGGCGATTACCTGAACTTCACCCGGTCGCAGAACATGACCTCTTCCGACCGGGCCGAGTTCGACATGGCAGGCGAGCAGCTGAACCGCATCCGCGCCATGCTCCAGCTGCGCGAGCTGCTGGTGTTCACCAGTGCGGGCGAGTTCTCCGTTTCCGGGCCTGACGGCGGTTTCGATGCTCTGAATCCCATCGTCACCCAGCACGGCTATATCGGCAGCGCGACGGTCAAGCCGCTGGTGGCCGACGACACGGTGCTGTTCGTCGACCGCTCCGGCCGGGGCGTGCGCGATCTGCGTTATACCTACGAAAGCGACGGCTATTCCGGCAATGACCTGACCATCTTCGCCTCTCATTTCCTTAAGGGTCGCCGCATCGTCAGCTGGGCCATGGCCAAGAACCCCTGGTCCATTATCTGGGTCGCGCTGGACGACGGACGGCTGCTGGCGCTGACCTACAAGCGCGAGCATCAGGTCTGGGGCTGGACCGACATGGACATCGACGGCGCGGTGGAAAGCGTGGCCTGCGTGCCCGAGGGGGCGAACGACGCCACCTATCTTATCGTGCGGCGCGAAGTCGACGGCCAGCAGCGGCGCTATGTCGAGCGGTTCGACGACAGAGATTTCGCCACCGCGGCGGATGCGTTCTTCGTCGATTGCGGCATCACCTATGCCGGCGCGCCGGCCACCACGGTTTCGGGGCTCGATCACCTGGAGGGGCGCGAGGTCGTCGCCCTGGCCGACGGGGACGTGATTACCGGCCTGACGGTCACGGGCGGCGCGGTCACGTTGCCGCACCCGGCCAGCAAGGTGCATGTCGGCCTGCCGTTCACGGCTGAGATAGAAACCTTGCCACCGGCCATCCAGTTCGATGATGTCGGCGCGTCGCGTGGCCGCCCGCACAGCGTCAGTGCGGTGCGCATCCAGATGGAGAACACGCGCGGCATAAAGGTGGTGACAGAGGACGGGCGCGAAAGCGAGCTGGTGCAGACGGGCGGCGATCTGGCCGAAGAAATCCCGCTCTGGACAGGCATGCACGAGCTGACCGTGCCGGCGCAATGGAACCGGGACGGCACGGTGGCCCTGCGGCAGGATTACCCGCTGCCCATGACGGTGCTTGCCATCTCGGTCGAACTCAGCATCGGCAGGAACTGACATGGCGGTCACGGTCGCGCCCGTCACCGCCGACGTGATCGACGCCCTGCTGCCGCGCCTGCGCCCCATAGACCGCCTGGAGCTGGACTGCATGGGGACGGGCGACGCGCGGGCCGATCTGCTGCGGCTGGTTGCCGGGTCGCGCCGGTCCCGCGCAGCATACATGGATGGCGATCTGGTCTGTATCTTCGGGGTGAAGGCGGCGACGGCCATGTCCGACACCGGCTTTCCCTGGGCGCTGACCACGCGCGCCGTGGACTTGCCGCAGGTGCGTCGCGAGTTCGTCGCGGGGTCGCGGGTCGGGGTGGAATGGCTGGGGCAGGACTTCCGCCGGCTCTGGAACTTGGTGGCCGAGGAGAACCTGGTCGCGCGGCGCTGGCTCCGCTGGATCGGCTTCCGGTTCGACGCGGAAAAGACGGTGGTGTTGCAGGGGCATCGCTTCCTGCATTTCGAGATGGAGATGATCTGATGTGCCTTGATCCGCTGACCGCCGCACTGACCGCCGCCACTTCGTCCGGGGGAGGCGGCCTGTTCAGTAGCCTGGGATCGCTGTTCTCCGTCGGCTCCGGCGTAGTCGGCGCCTATTCCTCGATCCAGTCGGGCAGGGCGGCGCAGGCCGCAGCCGAGGCCACGGCGCGCCAGCAGGAAGCCGCCGCGCGGGAATCGCTGCGCCAGGGCGAGGATGAGTCCGAGCGCAAGCGCCGGGCCGGGGCGGCCGTGCTGGCGCAGCAGCGCGTGGCGATGGCGGCGAACGGCGTCGATGTCAGCTCGGCCTCGGCCATCGAACTGCTGGACGATACCAAGGCCGCCATCGAGGACGACGCTTTCGCGATCCGGCAGAACTTCCGCAACCAGGCGGGCAACTATTCCCAGATGGCGGCCAACAGCCGCACCGAGGGCGCCAATGCCTTGTCGCAGGGGCGCTGGGGCGCAGCCAGCACGATCCTGTCGACCGGCGCCAAGGTGGGCGAGAAATACAGCCAATGGGCGCGTGACCGTGCAACTCCGAGGTATGCGTGATGGCAATGAGGGTTCCGACCTATGAGCGCCGCGAGGTGGTGCAGGCGCAGCGACCCGTGGGCGTGGCAGCGCGCCAGTCCGGTTTCGGGCAGGTCGCCAAGGGCCTGGCAGATGTCGGGCAGATGTTCGACCAGTGGCAGGCGGATGTGGACGAGGCCGACGCGAAGGCGGCGGATACGCGCTATTCCGACCTGGTGCGCAAGACGCTCTACGAGGACGGATCGGGCTATCTCTATGCCCAGGGCGGCGATGCCTTGTCCCGGCGCAAGGAAGCGGCCGAGACGCTGCAAAAGAGCTATGACGACATTCTGGGCGGTCTGTCGCCCCGAGCCCGGGACATGGTGCAGTCTTCGCTGGAGAACCGGCGCCAGTCTGCGCTGACCTCGGTGGACCGGCACGCTGGCGGCGAGCGGATCACCTACCTGAACGGGCAGGCCGACGCGCGGGTGAGGTCGGCCATTGACGATGCGGTCATCGACCCAGGTCATATCGACCGCTCGCTCAGCATCGCGCGCAACGAGATTCGCGAAACTGGCGCGCGCAATGGCTGGTCGCCGGAACAGACGGCGGCGAAGATCGCAGAGGCCGAGGGCTCGATCCACGGCGGTATCGTTGCCCGGCTTGCCAACGTCGATCCACGTCAGGCGCTCGATTATCTCAATGCCCATCGGGACAGCATGAGCGCGGGCGACGTTGCCCGGCTTGAGGGCGTGCTTTTGCCCGAGGCGAAGCGGCGGCGCGGGCGTGAGATTGGGCGCAGCATGGCGCAGGACGCGGCCGGCGGCATCAGCGACGGTTACTATGCATCGATCCGTGCCGCAGAAAGCGGGGGCAACGACTCGGCGAAGAACCCGAACTCGACCGCCACGGGTCGATACCAATTCACCGCCGGCACATGGTCGCAGCTCATGCGCAACCGTCCCGACCTTGGGCTGACCGAGAACGGCAGGCTTGATCCGGCCCAGCAGGAACGCGCGATCCGGGCGTTCACAGAGGCGAACGCAAAGATCCTTGTCCGGGGTGGCGTGGCCATCACCAATGGCACGCTTTACGCAGCACACTTCCTCGGCGCCGGCGGCGCGCTCAAGGTTCTGACCGCCGGCATGGCCGAATCCGTTGCCGATATCGTCGGCCCGGCCGTGGTGCGAGCCAACGAGTTCCTGCGCGGCATGTCGGTGGCGGATTTCCTGTCCTGGGCGGAAAAGAAGGCTGGTGGGACGCAGATGCCGATGGGCGGGTTCTCGGCGCCGTCTTGGAGCGAAACCGGCGCCCGGCAGCCAAGGCCCGATCCCGTGACGCAGATCCTCCAGATGGATGACCCCGACGAGCGCGCCGCAGCATTGCAGGAATACCAGCTCTGGACCGGGCAGATGGCCGCGCAGCAGAAAGCCGCCCAGGATGCGGCGCAACGTGCGGGATTCGCGCTGATCGAGCAAGGCGGCGACATCGACGGCCTGACGCTCGACCAGAAACTGGCCATCGGCCAGGAAGGCATGTCCAGCCTGCGCACCTATCAGGCCAAGGTTCGCGCCGGTGAGCCGGTGAACACCGATTCCGAACTGTTCGTCGAACTGACCCGCGAGGCGGCCACTGACCCCCGCAGCTTCGCGGCGCGCGACCCTCTGGAATGGCGCAATCGCCTGAGCGACACGGATTTCAAGGCGTTCGTCCAGAAGCAGGCCGAAATCACGAAGGGCGAAACCAACCCATCCTCGGCGGTGACCATCTCCACCATCAACACCATCACCAATGATCTGATGGTGGCCGCAGGCATCGACGACAAGAAGAAGGCCGGCGCCAAGCAGGTGGCGAAACTGCAAGAGGGCCTGCTACGGTGGGCGCAGCAGTTCCAGGCGCAGAACGGTGGGCGGATGCCGACGCATCTGGAAATCCGCGAGCAGGCCAACGCCATGCTGCTGCCTGTGGTGATCGATCCGCCCGGACTGTTCAATTCGGTGAATGGCCGGGCGTTCGATATGGATTTCGACGGGGTGACGCCTGCGGATATTGCCGATGGCACGCTGAAAATCGGCGGCGAGCGCATCGAGCCCGAAGTCATAGAGGCTTTCGTGCGCGAGTTCGAGGCCGCGCTGGGGCGGGCGCCGACTCCGCAAGAGGTAGTGGAGGGTCTGGCTTGGGCGCAGGCTCGCTGACCGCCGCCATATATCGACGGCACTTCGCTTCCTAGCCTGCTGGCGACAGAAGCGAGGACAGCATGGCCGGACCTTTCGACGCCTATTTCGAGCAGTTGAAACAGCAGGAAGCGGCACGCACCGCGGCGCGGGTGCGTCTCGATCCGTTGCAGCCGGACCAAGCCGCCGATGGGCTGGCCACGGCCAAGGAGCTTGGCGTCCCGGCGGGGCAGGTCATGGCATTCCCTCAGCTGTTCAAGGATCGGCTGGAGCAACAGCGCGCCGCCGCCGCGCTGGCCGAGGCTCCGAAGCTCTCCGACTGGCTGCGCTCCGATCCGGTAAATGCGGCGCTGGCCAAGGACGACTTGGAAAACCTGTCCTGGTTCGAGCGCAACCTCAAGCCGGGGCTCGACCTCTATGGCGATGCAGTCGGCGGCAGTCTGAACGATAGCCAGGTCGGACGCGGGTTCCGAACCGGCGTCACCGGCGCCAAGCAGATGGGCATGGCTGCGGCTACCGTCCCGATTGCCGGGGCGCAGGCGACCATGTTGCAGCGGCTCGACGCCTTCGACCGAGCTAAGGATATCGACCCGTCAACGCCCCGCTTTCAGATCGCGGAACAGCTCGGCCTTGACCCCATGTCACCGACCGCTGCCATGGTGGCGGATTTCGTCGCGAGCGATGCGGACAAGCGCAAATGGTATGTGGATCGGACGATCACCGCCGTTCAGTCGAACAAGGAACTGATGGCGGCGCTGACCAGTAGCGTGCAGGCTTATCGGGACCAGATGCGCGAAACGCAGGGCCGTGTTCCCGACTTTACGGATATCGGCGACGTAAAGGGCTTCATGGATTGGGCCGGGTTCAATCTCGGCCAAGCGGCCCCCTTCCTGTTGACCACTCTTGCAGCGTCAGCGGCCGCCGGCCCGGCCGGGGCGCTCGGTGCCGGTTACGGCATGGGCGTGGGCGACATCCGGGCCGAGCAGATTACGGCAGGGCAAGACCCGTTTGACACTGGCGCGGTTGGCGCAGCTGTTGCTGGCGCCGTTCCCTATGCCGGGCTCGAACTTCTCGGCCCTGCCGCGCGACCGTTCAGGGGCGCCTCGGGCGAGGTTCTCCAGCAGGTGGCAGAGGGGTGGGCAAAGAGGCTCGGTCGGGAAGTCACCACCGACGTGATCGAGGAGTTTATCAACGAGGCCGGGCAGGAAATCATCAAGGATTACGCCGTGCAGATGGGCGGCGGCGCCGAGGTCGAGCTTAACGACGAGACGCTGCTGAAATGGTTCAATGCCGGCATGGCCGGTGCTGTTGCCGGCGGCGGGCTCAGCACCATAAGCACGGCGAACACCATTGCGGCCGAACGGGATGCCGAACGTGCGCGCAACGCGGGCCGCACCGCGGCGGCATTGGATCGGGCTTCCCAGCAGGCGCAGGCGTCGCGGGTCCGTGAGCGCTCGCCAGAATCCTTCAAGGCCGCCCTGGATCGCGCCGGCGCCGGGGACCAGATGATCTATGTCCCGGCCCAGGGGTTGCGAGAGTTCTTCCAGGCCCGCGACGTGGCATTCGACGACGCCATGGCCGAACAGTGGGGCGTGGATCTGGACACGTTCGCCGAGATGGAAATCAGCGGCGGGCGTGTGGCGATCCCGCTTTCGAACTTCGCCGCCTACCTGTCCGGCACCGATGCCGAGGCTTGGGTGCGCGAAAACGCCACGATGGACGCCGACGAGCTATCGATCGCAGAGGCTCAGGCGTTCGCCGATCTGGTGCCCGAGGAGGCCGCCGGGGCTTACGAGCAACAGCTGGCCGAAATGCGCGCCGAAGACGAGGCCAGGTCGTCCGATCAGCAGGTCTATGACGGCTTCTATTCCCAGCTGCGCGAGGCGGGTCGCACCACCGACGTTGCCGACAAGGAGGCGCGGGTCATGTTCGCGTTCTTCCGAACCATGGCCGAAAGGGTGGGCGACGACGCCCTGGATCTGGCGCAGAGGTTCGGGGTTCGCATTCAGGGCCCGGATAGCGGATCGCTGCCGCGGCGCCGCGGCGCTCTGGACGTCATGCTTAACGACATGCGGGCGGGTCGAAAGGAAAAGACGGGTCGCAGCCTGACGCAGTTCGTCATCGACGAGGGTGGCGTTCAGGACGCGGGGGGCGACGTTGCCGCGCTTGAGATCAAGGGGCTGGTCGCTGAAACTGCGGACCAGATCAGTGAACGCCAGGCGCAGGGCACCATGCCGGGGATGATGCCGGCGCAGGGGCGCGGGCTGCCGCTCGACGAGCTGGGCCGAAAGGCGGTCGAGGCTGGCTATTTCCCTGAGCTGATGGGCGAGGTTCAGGGGTTGAACGATGGCGAGGCGGCAGATCTGGGCGCGGCGCTGCTGGAGGCGCTGCGCGAGGAGGCCAGCGGCCGCATGCGATACCTGCCCGGCGAGGGCCCGGACCCGGCGCGCGCGGCGCTGAATGCAGAGTTGCAGGCGCGTGGCCTCGATCCGGCGACGATGAGCAACGACGAGATTGCAGCGGCGCTGGAGGAGGGGGCGGGTGACACTTTCTGGCAATCGGCGCGCATGGGCGAGATCGAGGCGATGGCTTCTAGCCTTGGGGTCGACCTGGCTGTGTCGGAGCGCAACGGATACATCACCATCAGTCGTATTGTTTCCGGCGAACGCGGCAGCGGGGCAGGATCCCGCGTCATGCAAGCCGTTGCTGACCATGCCGACGCATCGGGGCAGGTAATCGCCCTGACCCCTTCTGCTGATTTCGGCGGATCGGTCGCCCGCCTGCGGGAGTTCTACAAGCGGTTCGGATTCGTCGAAAACAAGGGTCGAAACAAGGATTTCGGCACCCGCGAAACCATGGTCCGACCGCCTGCCGACCTCCGCACTCTTTTCCAGAGTTCCCACGACAAGGGCGGCCGTGCTGCGCTGGCATCCATGAACGGCGATATGACGCTGCGAGCCGTGGCCATACCCGATACGGCCCGCGCGGATGACCGGAAAAGCGCACTTGCAAAGTTGTCCGATGCCAAGGGCGAGTATCGAACCGCCAGCGGCGAATCCGTCACGATAAGCCGGGCGACGCGCAAGATTTTCTCTGGTTCATTCCCCGAGGGGCGCTTGCGCCTGGCCGGTGCGATCCCCGATTTGTTGCAATCGGCTGTGGTCTACAATGCTGACACGCCCCAACGCGCCTATGCCGTGGCGCTGGCTGATCTGGACGGGCAAAGCATCATCGTTCGCATGGTGCTGAACGATGACGGAAGTGGGTCCGAAAAGCTCTATGCGCTGGAAGGGTTCGAGATGGCCCCGATAGCCTGGAGAGACGCTAAGGCGGAAGTCTCCGATCAGGAGCAGGTCGGGGCCAAGCCTGCCATGGGTTCCGCTCCCGGTTTCAATGTAGCAACTGCGGTCGCTCAAATCAATGCGCTGCCGTCAGGCGCCCCCCCTCTTTTCCAGACCCGCCGCGGCTCCATCGTCTTCCCCGCCGGTGGCCCGGATGGTGCGCAGACCGTCATCAACCTGTTCGAGACGGCCGACCTGTCGACGTTCCTGCACGAGGCGGGGCACTTCTTCCTGGAAACCTCGGACGCCCTGGCGCGCGCGGACGATGCGCCGCAGCAATTGCGCGACGACATGGCGGCTGTGCGCGCCTATCTCGGCGCGGAGGAAGGCGTGGCCTTCACCACCGAGCAGCACGAAACCTTCGCCCGATCCTTCGAAGCCTATGTGATGGAAGGAAAGGCGCCGTCTCTGGCCCTGGCCGATGTATTTGCCCGCATCAAGGCGTGGCTGACGCGCATCTATCGCTCGATGGCCGGCCTGAACGTGAAGCTTTCGCCCGAGATTCGCGAGGTGTTCGACCGGATGCTGGCCACGGATGCCGAGATTGCGCAGGCTCGCGCGGAAACGGCGGCAGACCCGCTGTTTCGCGACCGGCCGCCGGGGATGTCGGAAACCGACTGGAACACCTACCAGCGGCTCGCCCGCCGCTCGAAAGAGCAAGCCGAGGCGAAGCTGCTGGAAAAGACCATGGCAAAGGTTCGCCGGGAAAAGGAATCCTGGTGGAAGGCCGAGCGCAAACAGCTGCGCGCCGAGGTTGAGGCTCGGACCAATTCCCTGCCGCAATATCGGCTGATCGAGGCCATGGCCAACGGCCGCATCCTCACGCTGGACGGTGAGCAGCCCGCGCCCGACGTGCGGATTTCTCGCAAGGATCTGGTGGAGCAGTTCGGCCCCGGCGTCCTGGCCGAGCTTTCGCGCGAGCGTTTCGGCGGCAAGCGTGCGATCTATGCCGATGACGGGCTTTCGACCGGGGTGGCGGCCGAGATGTTCGGCTTTGCCGGCGCGGTCGAGATGGTGCAGATTCTCCAGAACACCACCAAGAGGATCGATGCCATCAATGCCGAAACCGACCGGATCATGCTGGAGCGATATGGCGACCCGATGACGGACGGCACCATAGAGCAAGAGGCGGTGGACGCGATCCACAACGAGCAGCAGGCGCAGAAGAATGTCGCCGAGGCACGGCAGATCGCGGCGCAGCTCGGGCGCGACACCCGCAGCATGACTGCGACGCTGTATCGCCAGCGCGCCCGGCTGATGCTTGGCCGCATGACGGTGCGCGAAGCATCGGCCCCGGCGCGCTTCCTGGCCGCTGAGCGGCGCGCGGGGCGCGAGGCCGAGCGCGCCTTTGCCAGGGTCGCCCGGGGCGATGCATCAGCCTTGGCGGCCGCCTTGCAGGCCAAGGAGCAGCAGATCCTCAATGCCGCACTGTTCGATCTGTCGCGCGAGGCCGAGGCCGAGGTGGGCAAGGCCCGCGAGAAGATGCAGGCTTATGGCAAGAAGTCGGTGCGCGAGAAGCTGGAGGGGGGCTATATCGAGCAGATCGACGACCTTCTGGACCGCTACGATTTCCGCCGCCGTTCACCGGGGCAGGTGGCCAAGACAGAACGGCTGCGCGAGTTCGTGGACCGCATGATTGCCGAGGGCCGCGAGGCCGAGCTGATGATCGATCCGCGCATGATGGATGATGCGCGCCGGGTCCACTATTCGCGGCTGTCGCTGGACGAGTTCCGGGGGTTGCTCGACACGGTGGCGAACCTCGATCACCTCGGCCGGTTCAAGCAGAAGTTGGTCAGCGCTCGCAAGCAGCGGGATCTAGCCGCGACGGCAACTGCCGTTGCCGACGCCATTGCGACGAACATTGGCACCGGCCGCATCAAGCAGGAAAGCCGCGGCCGCTATCTCCTCGACCTGGTGCTGACCGCCGATACCGTTCTGGTCGACGTGGATGGAGGCGACGAGTTCGGCACCGCCTATCAGGCCATCAAGGAGGATATCGACGCCGGCTATGTGCGCGTGGACGAGATGAACCGCGAGTTGTCGGAAAGGCTGTCCGATCTGTTCAAGGTTTACTCGGCCAAGGACATCCGCGACATGAAGGTCGAGCGCCATATCAACGGCACGCGCTTCATGTGGTCGAAGTGGAAGGCCATCGCGGTCGCTCTAAACACGGGGAACGAGGACAATCTTGCTCGCCTGCTGGCGCCGGATGCGCACGCGGACCAGCGCATGACGCGCGCTGACCTCGATGCCGTTCTGGACACGTTGGACCAGCGCGATTGGGATTTCGTGCAATCGATGTGGGATCTGATCGGCAGCTACTGGCCGCAGATCGAGGCCGTGACGCAGCGCCGCACCGGGGTGAAGCCCGGCCGGGTCGAGGCCCGGCAGGTCGCGACGAAGTTCGGCACCTACAAGGGCGGCTATTACCCGATCAAGTATGATGCCGGGTATGGCCATGCGGCAGCCCTAGACGCCCGAACCGAACTTGACAAGTTCATGTCGGCTGGCCGGTTCGCCAAGGCGCAGACGAAGCACGGTCACACCATTGATCGCAAAAAGACCGGCAACGGCCGAACGCTCAACCTCGACATGGATGTGGCGTTCACTCACCTGCGCGATGTGATCCGCGACATCGCGCTGTCCGAGGCGGTGGACAATTCCTATCGCGTTCTGAACCATCCGCGGGTCGCGCAGGCTTTCATGGATGCGGGGCGCAAGAACGACCTCGACATGATGAACCTCTGGCTCAAGGACGTGGCGCAGGGTCCAATCGTCCATACCGATCCGCTGAACATGTTCGCCCGCATCGTGAAGAACAATTTCACGCTGTCGCGGCTGGCGCTGAACATGAAAACGGCGGCGCTCCAGCTCACCGGGGTGGCGCAATCGGCCGCGACCGTCGGCAAGCGCAAGATGGCGCGGGCCTTCGCGGATTACCTGAAGCATCCCGCCGAAACCTCGCGCGAGGTCATGGCGAAGTCAGAGTTCATGCGCCGGCGCCAAACCACCTTTGACAAGGACATCAACGACTTTGCCAATGACGCCATGATCACCAGCCCGTTGCGCGGCCGGGTGGCGAAAGGGGCAGAGGTTCTTGCCCGCGCGGGCTTTGCGCCGCTGACCAAGGTGCAATTCTATGCTGTGGACGTTCCGACCTGGCTTGCCGGCTATCGCAACGGCCTGCGCAAGTTCGATGGAGACGAGGGCAGAGCCATCGCCTTTGCCGATCGCATGGTAGCGCGTGCGCAGGATAGTGGCGCCATGCCGGACAGGTCGGCAATCTCGCGCGGCACCGTGTCAGAGAACGCGCGCCAGATCGAATGGATCAAGCTGTTCACCACCCTGCAAGGCTACATGATCGCCAAATTCAACCGCGGATACCTCACGGCCCGGCAGGGGGTCCGGGACATCCGCGCGGGCGAGACGGTAGCGCAGCGGTTTGGCGCGACCGCCGACATGGCGACGAACCTGATGCTGATCTATGTGGCCGAGACAGCCATGATGGGGCTGCTCTATGCCGCCATGGCGGCCGGTGACGATGACGACGAGCTGGAGCGCGAGAAGATCTTCACCTGGGTCTTGGGTGAGACGGTGGGCGCTGTTGTCGGCGGCATCCCCCTTGTTCGCGATGCCTGGTCGGTGATGTCGAATCCGGCGGCGACCGGTGGCGGGGTCTATGGCTCGATCACCGAAATTCCGGCGCGTCTGGTTCAGCAGGCCGCCCAAGGTGAAAACGACAAGGCCCTGCGCCGCGCGGTGGCGGATGCGGTTGGCCTGGCGACCGGGTTGCCTTCGACCGCAGCGATGCGCCCCATCGAGGAGTTGCTGGAGGATAGCGACGAGCGGTCGCTGATCGAGGCTCTGATGGGCCGCAATCCTCTGATCGACTGACCCCCGCCAACATATATCGCCCGCCTTCTGGTTCCTACCCTTCGCCTGACCCCATGCAGGCAGGCGAAGATGACGGTAGAGAGCGCGAAGAACAAGGCAGGCCCCTTCAACGTCACCGGGGCGAGCGGGACGTTTCCCCGCGACTTCCTGCTGCTCGACGAGGATCACCTGCGGGTCATCCGCGTTCGGGACGGGGAGGAAACCGACCTGACCTCGGGCATCGGGCACACCGGGATCGGAACAGCGGACGGAACGGTCGTCATCTCGACCGGCATCCAGGCCGGCGACCAGATCTATCTGCTGCGCGCCGTGCCGAACCTCCAGCGCAGCGATTACAACGCGCAGGGCCGGGTCAGGACGGAACAGGTCGAGAGCGACCTCGACCTGACGATCATGCAGATCCAGGATCTTCGCGAGGCGCAGGGCAGGGCGCTGACGCTTGCCGTGTCCTCCGAGATCGGCGGCGAGGCCGCACTGTCGGCGGCGCTCGACGCGCCGAAATACGCAAACGAGGCCAAGCGGGCCGCCGAGACGGCGGTGGAGGCCAGCCGAGCCGTGCCGCCGAACTACCGATCCAGGTCGGACCTGGCGAACGCCATGTCGGGGCTCATTCCCGAGATGACCGCCTCGGTCGGCCCCGTTGCCTATACCATCGACCCCAGCGCCACCGGCTGGCGCTCTGCGATGGCCGATATCGGCGTGGACGGCGTGGCGCTGCGCGACGAACCGATCAACGCCTATGTCGCCGCATGGTTTGCCGACGATGGCGACAATACGATCTATTTCTACACCTCGCCCGACGGCAAGACTTGGTCGCGGCTGAACGACAGCTTCGTCCGCGTCGGCAACACGAACCGGAACGTCCTGTCGCGCGATCCGTCGCTGGTGTTCTTCCGCGGCGAGTTCTGGATGTCGGTGACGAACTATGCCGAAGGGTCGCATGACGCGGTGATATTCCGGTCGCGCGACCTGATGAATTGGCGCCGGTTCCAGGTCAAATTCGGCCCGGTGCCGAACATCAGCGCCACGGTTCCGTTCCCAGGCGGGATCGTCCCGGCCAGCTTCGTCTGGGCGCCCGAACTGGTGGTGGATGGCGACGACCTCTATGCGTTCCCGACGATCCGCTACGGCAATGACGTGGTGGACGATTACGGCAGCACCATCCAGTCGAAGCGCATTTTCCGCTCGCGGCTCGTCAGCCCCGACACCATGGAGTTCTCGGCGCTGGAATATGTGCCGCTGGGCGATGTGCATCCCAAGGGCACCTATCAGGCGGTCGGCGAGATTGCCGCGCCGCCCTCTGTCCCGCTGCGCCATATCAACGGGCAGTCTGGAATGATGGGGCTGGATATCACGTTCTCGCAGGATTTCCGGGCGGAATTCCCGGCCGATGATCTGATCATCATCCCCGCCGCTGCTGGCGCGACCAGTTTCAGCGGTGGCAACTGGATCGCGGGCGGGTCCACGTATAACAACTTCGTTTCGCGCGTGAACACGTTCCTCGCGGCAAACCCGGATGTGGTCCTGGAGGCCATGATCTGGCAGCAGGGCGAGGACGACCGTAACAATTCCAACTATCAGAGCCAGCTGGCCGACTTCTTCGTGCGTGCGCGGGGCGATATTCCCGCCCTGTCCGGGGTTCCGCTGCTTCTCGGCGAGATGGGGACGTTCGTCCCGGCGGGGACGACCGACATCAACGCCGTCATTGCTGCGGTCGCCGCGGCCACGCCCAACGCCCATGTCGTGTCATCGGCCGGCCTGACTGATAAAGGCGACAGCCTGCATTTCAATGCAGCCAGCTATCGGACGCTGGGGCATCGCTATTTCAGCGCCTTCGCCTCGGCGCGAGGTTCGACCGGCTCTGGACCTGTGCCGCAGCGTCGCGCGATCATCATCGCCGGGCAGAGCAACGCCGTTGGGCAGGATCTGTTCGAAAACCAAGCGGTGATCGGCGGTCAGTTGGACGCGGCGGCGGAATGGAAGCTGACCGAGCCCGGATGGTGGTTCGTCACCAAGGACGAGAAGGCCAAGACCTGCCTGGTCTTCGACGGCGACGCAATCGACGGCGGCTTCGATTATGTCCAGACCCTGACCGCGCCCTACATGGTCGAGGGGTTCAGCCTGGTCCCGCACACATACCTGACCCCCGCAGGCGTCAGGGACCTGAAATGGCGCATCTATTGCGACGCCCACGCCGACCTCGACAATGTTCCGCTTGGAAAGCAGTTCTATTGGGAGTTGCCGACGCCGGGAGCTTCGCCCGAGGCGTTCACCGCCATCAATGTGTCCCATCCCGTTCGGCACGGTGGCGTGAAGAACCTCGCGGTGCGCAGCGATGCGGCGGCCATCCCTGCGATTTACCGCGCGGCAGCGTTCATGCACGGCGATCCTGGGCGCGGGTTCTCCTATTCCGTGCAGCTGGCCAGCGGGGCCCGGAGCATCAACCCCCAAGAGGGCGTGCTTTACTATGTTGGAGGCATCGGAAACACCGTCACGCTGACCATCAAGGACGGCGCGGCGGACGTGTTCCATCTGGCGGCGCTGACCTTCGCGACGGATTCCGGCATCCACGTCTTGCAAAGCCCGGTCGTCGCCTGGCCGGTGGCCCTGGGCTTCGGGGATAACGTCAACCAGGTCGTCACCTTCCGGCGCGGGCCGAGCGGCCTCTATTACCCGGACCTGGCACCGAGGGCGGCGTTTTCGGCGCATAAGGGCGGAACGCCCCAGACCATCAGCGGCGCACTGGTGCAGACGGCCATCAGCTTCCCCAGCGAAGAGTTTGACAGCGGGGCGTCCTTCGATGTGGCCTCCGGAATGTGGACTCCGCCGCCGGGCCGGTATCGCGTGACCGCCTCCGTCCGGTTCACCGGCAGCGTCGCGGGTGCGAACAACAGCCTGCTTCTTCTCCGTGACGGAGCGGTTTACCGCCGCATGTCCATGCAGTCCAACGGGGCCGGGGACATGACGCTGGACCTCACGGCCCTGGTTCGAGCCAACGGCTCCAACGCGTTCGGCGTCGCTGTCGTCCTTGGCGGCTCGGGTGACAAGACGATTTCCGGCGCGGCGGCAGACACCTGGTTTGAGGGGGTGCCGGTGTGATGGCCCAGATCGACAACCGCGTGAGCCTCGGCAACATCATCTCCCTCGGCGCCACCCTTCTGACCGGAGCCGGCATGGCCGCGGCGCTTTTCGTCTGGGGCGGCCGGCTGAGCGAGCGAGCAGACAGTTTCGACCGCAGTATCCTGCAAATGCAGGCCGCCATTTCCGGCCATGAAACCCGCCTGCGGCAGATGGAGCAGCTATCAGCACGGCAGGACGAGCGACTGCTGCTGATCCTGGACGCGGTGCGGAAGATCGAGGCCAAGATCGACAGAGGCGGGCCATGACCCACTGGTGGCGTGCCTCCGTGATCCTGTCCCGCGCCCTCTGCGGTCCACGGGGAAAGCCGCTCTGCGCCCGCATCCACGAGGCCCGACCCTCCGCATGGCGCACGGCGGCCATGCTGATCCTCGACATGATCTTCGGCGAGCCGAGCCATTGCGAAAAAATCCATCGCCGCTGGAAGGCGCTGCAACCCGCGAGGACGACATGACCTTCACCACCTACCAAGTGCAGCCGGTCCTTGACCTGATCGGCCGATACGAAAGCCGGGGCGACTACGATATCGTCTATGGCGGCATCCCCAAAGCACAGCGCCCGGCCAAGCTGACGGCCATGACCATTGCGCAGGTGATCGACTGGCAGCGCCGCGTCGTCAACGCCGGGGCTGCGTCATCGGCGGCTGGCAAATACCAGATCATCCGCAAGACGCTGGAAGCCTCGGTCGCGGCGACCGGCATGTCTCAAGGCCGCAAGTTCGACAAGGCCGCGCAGGACGAGCTTGCCATGCATCTGCTGCGCGGACGGGGCATGCAGCGGTTCCTGGACGGCCTGATGGACGCCGACGACATGGCGCTGGGGCTGGCGAAGGAATGGGCCTCTCTGCCGGTGCCCCGAGACATGAAAGGCCAGTCTCGGCAGGTGAAGGCAGGGCAGAGCTACTATGCGGGCGACGGGCTGAACAAGGCGCATGCGACGGTGGCAGAGGTGGAGCAAGCCTTGCTTGTCGCGCGTGAGCGGTATCGCAGCCGGGCGACAGCTCCGGTGACGGCGCCGAACGCCACCAAGCCTGCGGCGCCGTCAGCGGGCATCATCGCCGCGCTTCTGGCGCTTTTCAAGTCCATGTTCGGAGGGAAGTGACCATGTTCCTTTACATCCGCATCGCGCTCTACGCGTTCTTCGGCTGGCTGGCCGGGGCAGGGGTCGGCTCCATCGATCCGACAGGGCAGGTGTTCAGCATCGAAATTGACCGGCTGGCCGAATGGCTGGTGAGCGGCCTTGGTATCGCCGGCACCTTCGCGGCCTCGCGCGTGGCGAAGCGCATGGGCGGAAAAACTTAACGGGAGAGAACAAGATGACATTGAACGAATTCAAGGCGTGGCTGGAAGGCTTTTCTGACGCCATGGGGGATGCTCCTACGCCGGAGCAATGGGAAAAGATCAAGGAGAAGCTGGCACGGGTCGATGCCTACACCCTGCCGAACACAACCGGCCCCTTCTATCGCAGACCCGATATTGGATATCCCAACATCGGTCAGCCGTGGATTACCTGTGGTCAACCCTCGGTCGATGAGGGGACCCGGGTAGCGGCGACATGACCGCGTGGCTTCTCACCATCCTCGGGGCCATCGCCGCCGCTGTGGCTGCGTTCTTGCGCGGACGGTCGCGGGGCAGGGCGGACGCACAGGCGCGAGAGGATGCGGCCTATCGCGAGACAAGGGAAAGGATCGACCATGCGGGCAATGACGTGGACAGCGCTTCTGACGCTGATGTTGACCGCCGCCTGCGCGACCACGCAAAGCGGTGACGCCGTGTGCGCCGGGACGGCCGAGGCAGCGCGCGCCCATGCTGATGCGCTGCTGATCGACGGTGGCCCGATGAGCAAGCGCACGGGTCTGGTGCTGCTGGACAAGCGAGCGGCAGGGTGCGGAAAATAAAAACCGGCCCCGAAGGACCGGCTTTCGTGGTGGAAATCAGCGCGGTCCTTAGCCCGTGGAAATCCTCCGTGTGCAAACTGAGTATTCCATAAATCGCGGCCCGCATCAAGGCAGCGTCACCCCTGACGCCGGGCGCGGTGGGCGGCCTTTGCCTCGATTGCCGCCAGCAACTGCCCCTTGGTGACTGTCAACGTCATCGGGTCCGTGACCTTTACCTTGCGGCTGATCAGGGCAAGCTGGCGATTTCCGCCGTCGATGAACGACGCCAGCGCGTCCGCATGCGCCCGCTCGTCGGATAGGGCGGCGGTCAGTTGCGCAACCTGATCGGCGTGGCGCTCGATCATCGCGTTGGTCTTGCGGTTGTAGTCCGATGCGTCCTCGTTCAGCATCTTCACGGCCTCGTTCATAATGCGCTGACCGTCCGCTTTCAGCCTCTCCACCTCGGCGCGGAGGCGGGCGAGTTCGTCGCGCAGTTCTTCCAGCTCCAACTCCGTGATCTGGCATATCGTGCCGCGCATCTGCGCGTCGATGGTCTGGCCCGTGATGCCCTGACGGCGCTTGGGACGGGCGTAGACGGCGGAGAAAATTTCGTCACTCATCGCGCGTCCTCCTGATCGGATAGCACAATATCCAGCGGTCCCGCCTCGATCATCTCGACGCGGTTTCGCAACTCGCGCATGTCGCCATCAAGCGCGGCCTTCGCGGCCCGCATCCAGTATTTTGTGGACATGGTAAGGCGGCGTTTCAGTATTTCAACCTCGCGTTCCGGCGTCATCGCGCGTCCTCCGGGGGCTGGGCTGCTACCTTTAGCGCCCTCGACCATGCCTCTTTGATCAGCGCCTCCATACGTGCGCGTTGTGCCCGTGCCCACTCGTTTTCCCGCTCTATCAGCCGGGCAAGGCCGGCGGGTCCGCTGATCCTGTCGCTCATGTCCTCTCCTTCTGGTCGCGGGGGGGGGGTGGAAGCTTGCGAACCTTCCTCGTTGATTGCAGCCATACGCTTCGCAGCATGACCTGCGGGCGTAGCGGATAATGCCATCGCTTGCCGTCCCAGACGCGCGGGCCTCCCTTACGTCTCTGCCACGCCAGCCACTCCGCTGTCGTCATCCAGTGATCGTCCATGTCCCACGCGATTGCAGACCAGCCATCCGTCTGCGGCCGGCGCAGGGGTGCGTGGTAATAGGCCGGCGGGGTGATCCCGTCGCATCGCTGGCTCAT